ACTTGTTCAAATGCAAAAGTAAATGGAGTACCAACAAAACGCATAGTAAATAAAGATGTGTCAGTCCAAATGTAAATTGCATTTCTACCAAGTTTACCACCCATGATCCGTGATCCGGCGGCCAGTCTTTGTGTACCAGCACTATTCTCAGCTGTTGGTGTGTAGTCATTAATATTTTCTTGAGACGAGAATCTTATAAACATGTCGTCTTGTGTAGTTTTATCACCAATAGTTGTTTCTGTTCCAAAAAATACTAAGTGACGATCCGGTGTAGATACTAACATATCACGTGACGCTGTTGGTGCACCTGATATAATTGTAGCTCGTGTTGCTGTTGCATTAGCTGCATCACCATCCCATTCAAAACACTCTCCGTTATGTATTAAAGCTATTAGTGTTGACCCTAAATTGTCCAAGGACCATAGACCAGGATCTGTTACTGAGTCTGTGTTGGCTGCAGCAGATCCCCATCCAGTCCAACTAGATGTATTGGTTACGGTTGCACCATTACTGTGTGCAGCTCTGGTTGATCCTCGTGCAGCTCTAGTAATACCTGTTAAATTATTTCCTGTTATACCTGTGTATGAAATTTCCTCACTACCTACTTGAATATAGTTTGTACCTGAAGATGGAAAACCTGTTGTGCTAGTAAGCGTAACACTAGTTCCTGATCCACCTGTACCATTAGCGTCATTTAATAATGCTCCATTTAAAGTTGTTGTTATTGACCCTAAAATATTACCACCCCATAATGATATACCCCAACCAAAAGCTCCTATCTGTTCAGCGGGTCCTACGTGATAGTATTGATAATAAGTAATTCCTCCAGAAGTAGTTGCACCACTTCCCGTCTCAACACTTGGCATTGTAATAGTTATAGTATTTGTAGTTGGTACACTAGTTACCATAAATTTTTTGTCAGCAAAATCAGAAGCTCCAAAATTAGAGTTAGTTATTGCGCTAAACGTAGAAGCATCACCAAATAATATTATATCACCTGGAACAAAATTATGTGCTCCACTAAAAGTAATTGTTACAGCTCTATCATTATTAGTTGTGCTAAATGCACTAGTAATAGCTGTGCCAGATGGATTAACTAGAGGGTGTATGTCATAGTATACTCCTCCAGAGTATACATATAAAATTCTGTTTGTACCTATCGCTGCAAATTTTGTAGATTCTTTATTAACAAAATGATGAAGTCCTCTTGCAACTCCTGTAAGTTTTGATTCTCCTAATTGATTCCAGCCACCTATTTTTTCAGGTGTACCATATCTAAAACGAACATTTTCTCCACCTGTCCATTGAGACTCAGCACCTGTTGATGTAACTTGTTTGTTGAACCCTGGTAGGAATCCTAGTTTTTGTAACATATAACCTCATTATAATACTATTTAACACCTGATGGTAAACCTAATTTGGCTCTTCCATCAAATCTATTTTTATCAGCAAATGGGCCATTTACATGATTATAATGTAGAAATACTTGACCGCAAATGTTCCCGTCAAAAGGCTCTCGCCAATGTTCGAGTTCACATCCACTATATACTAGCATATCTCCCACTTCAAGCAAGACTTTCGTGCCTGCTGGAGCGTTTGGTTTTACAATATTTTGTCTTTCATTAACAACATTATTAGCTCCTGTGCCATCTATAAATATAGGCCAAGGATCTCCACCCAGATTAAGTGTTGTAGATATTTCACAACTAGGTCTATCTTTGTGCCTATGTAGAGTATCTCCTTTTTTATAAGCTCTAGCATAAGAGTATGTTGGTATTAAATCTAGGCCAGTGTGTTTTTTCATTACAGGCAACATCTTAACTAGTAATGTATCCATTACAAAATCACCATAACAAGAGAATGTATTAGGTATCTGTTGATCGGTCCATGTTCCAAGGATCGGGGACTGTGAGTGTATGTTATTTTTATACATATAATCTACTGCATCTCGTTTAAGTAAAAAATAATTTAATATAAAGTTAGCTAGATCGTATGGTACAGCGCTTTTAATTACTTGATATTTATTAGTTTGAAAGGTCATACCATCATACACTTTTGTAAAAAATTAAAAGACACTGATATTCTTATATCATTGGATTCATTAGGATCAACACAGTGCATTAACCAAGATGGAAACATAATACACCTTCCAGTAATAGGTTCATAATGTGTTTCTCTAAACAATCTTGCAGGTACGGGTCCTTCTTTTTGTCTGGGTCTAGACATTGCAGCTGATGATCTTGGGTCGTCTATTTTTAAATGTCCACAATTTTTAGGGGCTTTTACATAATAGACACCAGACCATAATGAGTTTGGATGTTGATGTGCTCTATTCATTCCACCTGGTGGATTTATGTTGGCCCACATATTACCAAGTATAGGCTCACTATCTAAATATTCTTGATCATAAATAGTTTTTTGACATGCATATAACATATCAACTAGTTTTTTATACTCAGGTAACTCAGCCATATTTGTAGTTGAATGCCAACCTTTAATATTGGTTCTTGTCATTCCTTTATCTTTATTAGACCAAGCTACAATATCTCTTTCCAACTCTTGATTAAGAGTAGGGTGTTCTATATCTGCAATATAGATAGGTGTTGGAAAATGTAAATCTCTATGCATTATTTAAATGGTGTTCCTCCAAACCACATAACTAGTGATTGTCTTATACCACGTGTCACAGGTTTTACTCTATGTCTTATAAACGATGCAAAAAATATAGCGTGACCTTGTTTAAGTTTTCCAACCTTACCTTCTGCCATTAATTCCAAATCCCCTCCTTCAAACTCATTTTCAGGAGACAATAGACAAGTCATAGATATTTTTCGAACAGGTGGTTCGTGTGCACAGTTTATATCATTATCTACATGCCATTCATAGAATCCTCCTTCTGGATATTCTGTGTATTGTGCCATTTCTGTGATAGTCATTCCATCAAAACCAAAATGATTTCCATTTGTGGTTTTCATAATACGATCTATGTCCTTATACATGTCAGCCATTTTTTTAAATGGTATCCAACTAATATGTGAAGTTCTAGTTTTAGTATCAACTATTCCACTTTTAATACCTTTATCATTTCCAACAGACGCATCTTGTTTAGGCTCGGCACGTCCTGCAGCAATAATCATTTTACATTGTTCCGGTGTAAAAATTGGTGTTGTTGTTTCAACTATATAAGATTTCCATCGTGGTTCTGTTATCATATTAATATCCGTATTCTACCCATCCCGTTATTATATATTTATCATTTGATAGAGGTGGGTTGCCTCTATGAATGTGTGTAAACTGTGATGGCCAAACTAATAGTGTATTTTTTTCAGGTTTAAATCTACACTTTTGATATAAAAATTCTGTCTCTCCACCTTCAGTTACATCATTAAGATAAACACTAAAAGCTAGTATTCTATTTCTAGCTTTCATCTCAGCGTTTTCACAATGCCACGTATGATAACCTTCACCCACTTTAGTTTTTTGAATTTTTACTTCAAGGATATTATGCGTTGCTAATTTTTTTAAGTATGAATATTTTTGTACATACAGAGGATAAACATCTTTAAAAAACATATCTATAAAAGGTTTATTATTATAAGTCATAGGAACATTGGTATCTCTAATAGTATCGATTGCATTATCTGATACTAACATTTCATCTACTTGTCTTGGGTATACGGCACCTTGTTGTTCACACTTATTAAAGTAATTTTTGTAATCATCTATCAATTGATCTGGCATAAAATTTTTAAACAAACCTATATGATTATCTATGTAATATTGTTTATCCATTATGTAGCACCTCTATTTTTTATTGGATCAAATGCTACATCACAGTTTGCAGCGAGTGTTCGTCTTGTTTCAGTAGTTCCATTAAACGGATATACACAATGTCTCATATCATATGGAAACACATAAAAATCTCTAAGGTCCATTGGTGGTTGATAATCTATCTTTGCAAATTGACCATTACTAGCTCCTAATATTTGTAGTCTACCGTTCTGTTGTATATGTTCTGCTGAATATTCTTTACCATATGTTGATGGTAATTTTAAAACCATTACACTTGATAAACCAGTAAATAACATACCTCTATGGATATGTGTAGGGTTATATTCGTGCTGTTTCATTTCATTAACCCAGATAGAATTAAGATGTAAGTCATAATCTCTAATTTTATTAAATGCTAAATAGTGTTTGAACACTTGCATAAAATAATCCGTCACATTGTTTGGTAACATATTATGGTTTTTCATCTTAGATTGGTCAGCCCCATTATAAAATAAAGAATGTTCTTTTTCTATTTTACCCACTAATTGATTATTGGCTGGTGCAAGGTTATAAAAATTTTGCTCATAGATTTGATTAATAGTGCTAAATATATTAAGCGGTACTTGATACTTTAAAACAGATTGACCTAAAAATACAAAGTCAAAATTTAATGTGTTGGTATTCATTTTTAATCCTTTCTAACTGGCCCATCAAATAATTTATGCATATTATTTCTAACTACTTTATCGTCATAACACAAACCGTTTATTTTTATTTGATCTAGATCAATAAATCTGTGATTAAAATAAGGTTCATCTATAAATTTATATATTTTTCGAAACTCTTGTTCAGGATTTTTAACTAAAAAAAATAGTTTACGACTTTGGTTTACCATGTTGGGTTATTTTTTCTTTCTCTTTATAACTATTTTCTAATTCACCAGACTTTTTAATTCTTTGTAACGACTGTAGTTGTCCCATTACATTAAATATCTCAGCTTCTGATGAGTTAGCATTTAGTGTTTTTGCTTTCTCGTGATATTGTAACCCGTATGATTCTAGTTGATGTTGGTTAACATCTTTGTCATTAAATGATCCGTCATTAAATTCTTTCTTTAATCCAGACCACATTTTAATTTCTCTCATTCTATGTCTTGCAACTTTTTCCATAGAAGCTTTACCAAATATAGCTTCATCTAAATCTATTTTATATTTAGTTGCTTTATATTCGTCTTCTTCTTTTTCAATTTTACCTTCTAACCATTTAATCTTTGCTTCGTTTCTTCTATAATCAAATGATAAAGTCATTAAGTTATCTAAGTATGATGATTGTTCTCTCACACACTGCCAATATTTTGCAGCTTTAGTTGGATATCTATTGTCTTGTAGTACAGAAAACCTAGCTTCTGTTTCTGTTCGAAACATTTGTTTTTTAGTCCATGTATCACGAAGCTCGTCTACCATACCTTTAAAATCTGATAGGTCTTCTTGTGTCAATAAATTATTTAAATGTGGCTCTTCACCTTGTATTACATCTCTAACGTCTTTTTTATTTGTCATTTCTTTATTCTTTATGTTTCCTTCTTATATATATTATTTAAAATATATTACAAGTCTTATGAGTCGGTAAATGTTTTTGTTGTTAGTCCTGCAAACTGTTCTACCAATGCTACATTAGAAGGTGAACCAGGTGCTGGTACACCACCAGAAGCTAGTGCTGATGTATTAGTTGCTCCTGCAGAACCAGCTCTTAATCTTCCAGTATTCATATCATTTGCTTCTGTCCAATTAGTTCCATTCCATTGTTCTGTTACACCTGTTGGTGCTGCTCCACCATAAGCTAATGCTGATGTTTGAACACCACTACCCATTAAAGCCTCTCTTCCAGTGTTTAAATCATTCACTTCTGTCCAGTTAGATCCATTCCATAATTCTGTTTTAGGTGTTCCTCCTGCACCACCAATAAGTAAAGCTGCTGTTTGAATTCCTGCTGCAGCTGCAGCATATCTAGGTGTATTTAAATCTGAAATTTCCGTCCAATTAGATCCATTCCAAGATTCTACAATATTGGTGCCAGGTGGTAAAAACCCACCTATAGCTAAACCTGCTGTATTAGTTCCTGCTCCTGAACTAGTTCTTCTTGAAGTATTCAAATTATTAACTTCTGTCCAATTAGTTCCATTCCAAGTTTCTGTGTTTCCCATATTTGATCCATTATTTCCACCAAACGCTAATGCAGCTGTATAAGTTCCCATTGATCCTTGTGAAGATCTTGCAGTGTTTAAATTATTTACTTCTGTCCAATTTGATCCATTCCATACTTCTGTATCTGCAAGGTAAGTTGAAGAATATCCTCCCATTACTATGGCAGCTGTAGCTATACCAGCCCCTGACGTACTTGTTCTTGCTTGATTCAAACTATTAACTGTCGACCAAGCTACTACTGGAGTTCCTACATTACCTCGAAGAACATTATCTGTTGAGTTATACCAAACTTGTCCATCAAGAGGATTCGATGGGTCTGATTCTAAGACCTCGATTTGTGTTCCTTTAATTTCTTTGTATGTTGTCATAATTAATCTGTGTCTATTGTTTTAGTTGTAAAGCTTGGTTTTGTAAACTCTTCTGCTGCTGTTGACTGAGTGCTCGGATTTATAAATCCTCCTATAGCCAACCCAGCTGTATTACTAGCACCCGCACTACCACCAAATTGTGATCTAGCTGTAGCTAAATCTCCTTCTTCAGCCCAGTTAGTTCCGTTATAAGCTTCTGTTTTTGCGGTTATAGTTGGAGTTGTAGCATTACTTCCACCAAATACTAACATAGAAGTTAATATTCCTGCTCCTCCTAATTGTGTTCTTCCAGAATTCATATCATTTACTTCAGTCCAGTTGCTTCCATTCCAAGTTTCTGTATTGCCCGTTGCATATGGAGGTCCATTATCACCACCTGCAATTATTGCGGATGTATTACTTACACCATCTCCTGCTAAATAAGTTCTAGCTGTATTTACGTCACCAACTTCTGTCCAGTTGGTTCCATTCCAAGACTCATTATTAGCTATAGCACTTCCAGGAACTCCACCAGAAATTCCTAACGCAGATGTTTGAATGCCTGCTCCCGCTAATCCATATCTAGCAGTATTCATATCATTAACTTCTGTCCAACTTGTTCCATTCCAACTTTCAGTAATTGTTAGTGTAGGCGGTCCCATTCCACCAAACGTTAAAGCTGAAGTATTATCTGCACCTGCACCTCCCATAATTCTTCTCTGGGTGTTTAAATTATTTACTTCAGTCCAATTTGTTCCGTTATAAGATTCTGTATTAACAGTATCTCCACCATAAACTAAAGCTGCTGTTTGAGGTCCATTAGCAGCTCCCATTGTTCTTGAAGAAGTATTTAAAGTACCACCACTAGCCCAAGCACCGATTGGTACGCTTGTGCTCCATTCTTGTACTCCTGCTGGAGGACTAGCAGTGGCTCCTGTAATAGATATAGCAGAGTTAGCATTTCCTGCGCTAGTTGGACCGTTTACTGCTGTTAGTAAATCATTTACTTCTGTCCAGTTTGTTCCATTCCAATTTTCTGTGTTTCCTAAATATGTATTTGAATTATTTTCTCCACCAAAAGCTAATGCTGATGTACTATCTGCACCAGCTCCTCCTAGTTGTCTTCTTTGGGTGTTTAAATCATTTACTTCTGTCCAATTAGATCCATTCCAACTTTCTGTTTTTGCTGTGTCAGGTGCTGAAGGGTCTCTTCCACCAAAAGCTAATGCTGATGTTTGTGTACCCGCTCCACCTAGATTTGTTCTTCCTGTGTTTAAATCTCCAATTTCAGTCCATGAAGATCCATTCCAACTTTGGTTTGTTGCTGTGACTGGACCTGGTGATATTGATCCACCAAAAACTAAAGCAGCTGTGCTATCAACACCAGAAGCTCCACCACTTCTTGTAGCTGTAGTTTGATCTCCACTTTCTGTCCAGTTAGTTCCATTGTAAATTTCTGTAAAACCTTGTAAGTCCGAAGGGATGGTAGAAGTTCCTCCAATAGCTAAGGCTGAAGTTTGTGCTCCTGTACCCATTAAAAGAGATCTTCCAGTATTAAGATCGTTTACTTCTGTCCAATTAGATCCATTGTAAGATTCTGTTAATGTTTCTTGAGAAGGTCCACCATAAGTAAGTGCTGCGGTGTTACTTGTTCCTGCAGCTCCCATTTGATCTCTATTTGTATTTAAATTTCCACCCGTAGACCAAGCGCCTGTTGTATTTGGATATTGAAACTTTAATGTGTTGGCCGTTGCATTATACCACACCTCTCCCGTATTCGGATTATCGGGATCCGTAGTGTAGTTTTGTATTTTACTACCATGTGTGCCTAAATACGTAGCCATTTAATTTTTATTCCTCCAATGTTATGTCAGCAGGTCTTGGATTGTCATCTGTCTTTTCTTCAGCAGGTAACGAATCCCACACAGCTTGCGCTGCTTGAACCTCTGCATCAACAATCGCCTGTGCTTCATCCTTAGTTTTAACAACGCCTGCAACTTTAGCAATCCAAAGATTACCGTGTTTGTTGTATGCAGGAACTTGCCAAACATTACCAGGAAAGCTACAAAACGTGATTCTAGAAGATTCAACATGATCGATGAAACCCTTTCCCCAGTTTTCTGCTACACAGTATTGATATGTTTTTGCCATAGTTTTCTCCTTTTATTAATCGGTTAAAGTTTTTATCACATTTGATGGAACATTCCACTCTTCTGTTGCACCTGTATCTGCTGGAACTGATCCACCAAAAGCTAAAGCAGATGATGTTGTTCCATTTCCTGTTAGATTTTCTCTTGCAGTATTTAAATCTGCAACTTCTACCCATGATACACCATTCCATTCTTCTGTAACAGCACCTACAGGAGGTACACTACCACCAAAAGCTAGTGCTGAAGTATTATCTGCTCCTGCTCCTCCAAGTCTATTTCTAGCCGTATTTAAATTATTAACTTCAGTCCAGTTTGTTCCATTCCAAGATTCTGTGTTACCTGTTCTTGGTGGAGTATTTCCACCAAAAGCTACTGCAGATGTGTTAGTTCCTGCTCCTGCTAAAGATTGCCTTGCATCATTTAAATCATTTACTTCTGTCCAGTTTGTTCCATTCCAAGACTCTGTAACTGCTAAAAAACTTGGTGGTCCTGTTCCACCACCAAATGCTAAAGAAGAAGTATTATCAGCTCCTGTTCCTCCAAGAAAACTTCTAGCTGTATTTAAATCATTTACTTCAGTCCAGTTACTTCCATTCCATAATTCTGTTACTGCCGTTACAGGTGCTTCTCCGCCAAAAGCTAATGCTGATGTTTGAGTACCACCTCCTGCTAAAGCAGTTCTTGCAGTATTTAAATCTGTAACTTCTGTCCAACTAGTTCCATCATAAGATTCTGTTTTTCCTGTAGTAGGTGGACTGCCACCAAACGCCAATCCTGCTGTTTGTGTTCCCGCACCTGCTAAAGTAATTCTTGCCGTATTCAAACTACCACCTGTAGACCAAGCACCGATTGGTGCACCTGGACCTATCCATTCTTCTGTGTAATTTATATCAGCATTACTTTGAGAACCACCAAAAGCTAAAGCTGATGGAGATGTACCACAAAAACCTACTTGATAACTGTCTCGACTCATGTTTGTTGTTTCAGTCCAAGCTGAACCATTCCATGTTTCTACATTAGTTGTTTGTCCTCCAGGTGTTGTTCCTGTAAATTTTAATGAAGAAGCATTACTATCTCCTGCTCCTCCATGACCATATACGGCAGTGTTTACATCTGCAACTTCAGTCCAATTAGTGCCATTCCAAGTTTCAACATTTGCAACACCATTAGGGTTAACATATCCACTCATATATATTGCTGATGATTGAGTTCCTGCACCTGCTGATATACCTCTACCTGTGTTTAAATCATTAACTTCTGTCCAATTGGTTCCATTCCATAATTCTGTTAAAGGGCCAAGAGGTCCAGGAGCAGGGCCACCAAAATATAATGAGGCTGTTTGACTACCAGCAGAGGCCGCACCACCTGCAGGTCTTCCTGTGTTTAAATCATTTAATTCTGTCCAGTTTGTTCCATTCCAAGATTCTGTTAAAGCTGATGGTGAACCTGTAGATCCTGCAAATGCTATTGCAGCTGTATAAGTACCTGCTCCACGAGATCCTGTTCTTGCAGTTGCTACATCATTTACTTCAGTCCAAGAACTTCCATTGTACTGTTCAACATTAGCTAAAACAGGTGGATCGTCATCACCAGCTATTGCTAATGCAGCTGTTCCTACTCCAGCTCCACCTGATCCTCTTCTAGCAGTATTTAAATTTCCACCAGTTGCCCATGCACCAGATGTAGTTACATTTGGATATAAATATTTGAAATCTTTGTTAGTGCTATCGTACCATAGCTCACCTTCCACGGCTCCTGGGTAATCTCCAGCGTAGTTGACAACCGATGTACCAACTGTCTCTTTATAGGTAGCCATGATTATTTACTCTTCAGTAACCAGCCCTGAGTTCCATCTGTGTAGACTAAAGTGTTTGCAGCTCTTTCAACTGCAACTGTAAGATCTGCTGCCGCTCCATTAATTTTTTCACTATTTCTTCCAATAGTTAAAGCGTTAGAGTCAAAAGTACCTGCATAGTCTATAAACGAAACTTCATCGCCGATTGTTGGTGATGAAGGAAGAGTCAAAGTAAACGATCCACTAGTTGTATTACAAAATACACCTTGTCCAGCTACTGCTGTATAGTTTGCTGTTTTAACTGCTTGCCATGAAGTTCCACCTGCGTCGGCTTCTTCCCATGTCAATACTCCACCTGTCGTTGATTTTAAAAGGTAGCCGTTTCCTCCTGCTACCGCTGCCGGCCATGTCAAAGTATAAGACCCACTAACTGTGGCTGCCGATTTCATTCCTATGTATGCACTGTCATCACTATCTGCCAGTCTAAGTTCTTTCTGAGAATTAATTATTAAACCTGTTCCTGCTGTCCAGATTAAATCTGCGTCACCGCCAAATGAACCTGAATCATTAAATTGTACTTGTGTTGTTGATCCACCTGGTGAAGTTGCTGCACCAAAACCAACATCATAAACTCCTGTGTTAGTTGCTACACCATCAAAATATATTAGCTTCCAACCTTTATCACTTGTTGCCCAAGTAACTGTTGCACCTGAACCCGAAGCTGCTTTTAATTGTACTGTGTAAGAACCAGATGTTCCATTGTTTATAAGATAAAAATTTTCTACACCTACAGGCATTGTAATAACTCTGTTTCCAGATATGGATCCTGTAAATTTTAAAACTCTTGTTGCTACTGCTGAACCTGTACCACCATCTGTTTCTGTTAAAGCTTGTGTTCCCGCACCACCTGCAATAGATACCTCTAAATATCCACCAGAGATTTGCTCAATGATTTGTAAATTCGTATTTGTTTTTGTTCCCCAAGTACCAGCGTTTTCACCGGTAGCCATTAGCTCTACGCCGAGAGGTGTGTATGTTGAAGCCATTCTTTAATCTCCTAATTATTCTTATTAATATTGTGTTTTGTATA